CACTCGGGCGTACCGTCTTCTTCCAGTGCCCGAATGAGGCCGGTGGTGATACCGTTGCCCGCGATGGCAGCGCCCAGGCTTTCGTAGACCCGGGGACCCTCGGGAGCAACCGGAGGAGCCACGCGCGAAACAGGAGGTTGGGACAGGTCAGCCTCGACCTTCCGATTGTGGATCGAGGCGAACTCCGTGATCTCCTGTGGCTTTAACGGCATGGCTCACTCCATTATCGCTTCTTACGTCGCGTTGCACGCCCGAGGACGCCCTTCATGGCTTCCCGGTCGGCGTTGATGTTCCGCTCCAGTGCGGCCGGATCGACCTCACCACGCTTCCCCTTGGGGAGTTCGGCTTGCGCGTGCGCCCCCATCTCCGCTGGCGTCGGGATGCCTGCGGGGAGCGGGTAGCTGCCCCAAAACATCATGGCTTCCAGGTAGCGGCGGCGAACGATACCTTCCTTCCACTTCGGGTCCACGTTGTCGATGTGCATTGCGATGTTACGGGTCGCAGCTTCGTATTCCCCGTCGCGCACTTGGTCCATCAAGGTCCAGTTGCGCATCCGCCCAACACCGACGTTGTACATCAGCGACGTGAGCGCCATCCAGCGGTGATCTGACATACGCACGTCCCGAAGCACATCCGTCCGCAGCGTGTTCAGATCGTTCTGCATGGCAACGCGCGCCAACTGCTCACCCTGCGTCCGCGTGAGACGTTGCTCACCTGACTTGACCCTCGCGAGGTCCAGCCCGACTTGCGCCATCTCCCGCTGGGCCTGCCCACCACCTTCGCGCGCGGTGATGTTGTAGCCAATGCCGACCGTCATGTTGGCCCGGGCCCGCTGGCCGGGTCGCAGGTTCTCACCGTTGGCGTCATCGTATACGCCGGGACGGAACAGTTCGCTGATCTCAAGCTGCTCCACCATCGTCTTGAGACGACCGGTGTGCTTGGGATCGAGGGAGTTCTCCATCCACGAACCATGGCTCTCGGTGAGCGTCATGTACTCGGCGAGGCTCTCCTGTAACGTCTGGTCCTCGGGGCGCGTGCCAGTCTCGGTGGCCGGAGCCATCCCCTGCTGGCGTGCTTCTGCTTGGAACTCAGCCCGCTCCGCCTCCAGGCGCCGCTGGTGATGCAGGCGCATCGGTGGCGTGAAAGCTTGGTTCGGGGCCTGGAAGATGCGCTGGTCAGCCTCGGCCGGCGCCGTGTTGATCTCCACGTCCTCCACAGGCTCGTTCAGGGCGCGCGGACCCTCGGGGGTCGCCGCCGTGCCAGGGATAGTGAACTTCATGGAGGAGCCGAAGACGCCTCGGCGCTGCTCGGTGCCTGCGCCCGCTGCCCGCACTGCGTCCTCGTTGGCCCAAATGGTCTTGCCCAACTCGGCGTTCTCGGTCATCAGGTCATTGATCTCCGCGACGCTCCCATGGTCGCGCGGGAGGACGCGGAGCGCCCACTGCCCGCCCGTGTTCGTCATGAACAGGGAGCCAGAGCCCTCACCGACCGGGATCGCCACAGCGTTCTCCGGCAGATCGGGGACTTCCACCAGGACACGCCCGTCACCAATGTCAGTGACGGTGGAGCCCATGGCGACAAACGCGGGAAGCAACGGGTCGTCGGCAGCGATGCCGTCGATCACGTCGCCCGTGCGGAACACTACGTCGGTGTTGAGGCCAACCGCGTCCGTCATGGTCGCGGCGTACATCCCGTCACCGGCAGAGTGCTTGTCGGGGCGAGCGCCCAGGGTGAGCCCAGGGAGGAACCGCTCGGTCTCGCTCTGCAACTGCTCCCAATGGCTCTCGTTGAACTGCTCCATGCCCAGGGGGGTCTTTCGGACCACAGCGTGCTTCTCACCGTCAGGCATGTACATGGTGTCGAACAGGGACTTTCCCTCCATCGACTTCGCGGCGAGTTCAGCGATCTGCTCCTGCGTGACGCCCGGTTGCCCCGCCAGGGCGACGGACGTAGCGTTTGCCCGGTCGCGGTACATCTGACGCACCGTCTCGTCCACGTCTTCCCAATCGCGCTGGTCAGGGAACCACCAGAGGAACGTGTCGTTCGAGGGATGCGCGGCCTTGAAGATTTCCTCGGCCACTGCGTCCACACCCTCGGCGCCCGCCGCGTCGTCACCGAACAGTCGGCGTGACAGGTGGGTCTTCGGGTTGCCGATGTCCGCACGCGCCTCCAGGTAGCGCTGGCGCGTCATCTCGAAATCGTCGGGGCCGTGCTTAGCCAGGAACGCGATGTTCGCCGCGTCCTCGGTCAGGAACGCCGTGTCGGGCGCGGTGCTTTCCGCGAGGACCGGCTGGATGAACTGAAGGGCCTTCGCAGCGTCGTCGGCGTCGCCAGTGACGATGCCCGTGGACGCCTGCTCGCGCGCCTTCTTGGAGAAGCCCGTCTTTGCAACGTGCGTGGCGACGGCCTGCTCGGCAACGTCCGGGTTGTCGGCAAGCGCACTGACCTGCCCGCTCACGTAGGCTTCACTGATCTTGTCGTTCGCGGCAGCCGGGGGCACGTCGCCCTGGGTCAGCCCGTCGATGGCTGCGCCAAGCATGGCGCCGCTCTCGCGCGCGGATGCGATACGGGCCGCGAGCCCACCGAGTTCGTCGGTGTAGCCGTTACCCATCTCTTGGATCACGTCGAGTTGGAGGCGCCGCATGTTGTCGCCTTCGTCGCCCTGGCCCGCCTCAAGCTTCGCGAACCGCCCCTTCATCTGGAGCGCGCGTGCCTTCTGGACCATGGTCTTCGCCCGGCCGGCGCGCTCGATGGAACTCACCGTCGCCGCAGCGAACTTCTTGGGGTACAGGTCGCGATAGCTGAGCCCGTCCCGGCCAGGGATCGCCCTGGTCAGCAACCGGGCAGCCTGCCCGTCGCCGAGGATGTAGCGCTCCTCCAGGGCTCCGTAGACCACCGCATCGGCGCCCACGGCACGCTCTGCCATGTTGCCGGGCAGCGTCGCCATCGCCTCCTCACGGATCGCGGGGAGGCTGTCTGCCGTCACTGTGCCCTGCTGGAGCCGGCTGAGGACGCCCTGGTGGGCCAGAGCGGTCGCTTCGGCACGCGCCTGGGTCTGCCGGGCCTCCCGAATGTCGTTCACTAGGGGGCGGGCGCCCGCGTAGAGGCTGGCGCTGTAGCTGTCCTTGAAGTAGGCGTTCTCCGCGCCCTCCATGTGATCCTCGACGAACAGCGCAACGCCGTCCTCCAGGGTCACGTCGGACGGGAGGGTCCCGAGGAAGTCCTTCAGTTCCTCCATGTCCTGGGAGGCACTGACAGAGCCAATGGTCCTCGCAGCGGCGTCCATGGCGACCTGCCGGGACGCAACGTCCTCCCCAAAGAAGGCACCGGTCTGACCGGACTGGAGCGCAGCCTTCGCTTCGTCCGGGTTCGCACGCACGGCAGCCTCGGCCTCCGCGATGCGGCGGTTGTCGGCGATCTTCTGCGCAGCCAACTTCTTCCGGTCCACCTTCTCCGCCAGCCCCGTGAGGGTCGGGAAGAAGTTGCTGATGGACTGCGCGAGGGCCTGCTGGCCCGCACCTGCCGCAGTGGGGTGACGCCGGGCGGGCGCCAATTGAACCGTGGGACCCTTGGTCGCTCGGGAAAGAGCCGGGCGGGTTCGGCCAACTCGCTTCCCCGTGTTTCGGGGGGTCGTCAGGTCAATGGGCGCTGCCATGTATCACTCCTCAGAAAGAACCACTTTCGCGAACGTCAAAACCCGTCTGCGGCGTTCCGCCAGTGTTGGTCTTGATGTCAGGCTGTCCGCCCATCCCGTAGTAGGACGAGCCGATGCTCAGTGCACTCTGCGCAAAGCCGATCATCGCCGCCGTGCGCTTGGCGGAGAAGTTATCGCGGACTGCTTCACCCTCGGCAGACAATGCGTCGATCTCCCGAGTGCGGTTGGCTTCCAGGCGGGCAATATCGACACCCTCCAGGTACGCCGCTTCGTCAAGCATGCGACGCTCGTTGTCGGAGCCCCCGCCGCCCTGCTCGGCCATGGCGACACTGATGGACGCCAGGGTTCGGTCAGCGGCAGCGGCACGGTCAGCCTTCTTCGCCTGCGTCTCCTCCGCCTTGGCCTTCATCTGTCTCTCGATCTGCTTGATCTCGGACTTGGCCTGCTTGTGTGCGGCGTCAACGCTCGTCTTCGCAGCGATGGCTGAAGCGACGAGGGCAGCGCCAAGGATTGCAACTTCAATTCCCATTATCCTGCCCTCGCTTTCTCGCTGTACATGCCACGGTATTTGGCGCCCGTGATCACGAAGTTTCCGCTGGTGTCCCCGGCGAACAGAGTGATCTTCGCCTTGCTGCTCTGCGTTCGCACCGGGATGCGGAATTTTCCCTGGGAACCCGTCGTGAATAGTGGGTTCGTATCATCCCATCTGAAGTCCCGCTGTTGCTCCTGCGTCGTCGTTGGGTCCTCCCCGCGTGACCGCCTGTCGTAGTTGACGGTGACGCTAAACCCGTGCGTGGTCCGTCCCCAATCAAACGTGATGTCCTTTAACTGGAACCGCCCATTCGTGAGGGCGACACCGTCCGGGGAGCCATCTTCTCGCATGAACAAGCGATTGAGTTCTACGGATGAACGATAACATTTCCCGAGGATCGGATGAATGACTTGCGTCTTGTACCACCGGTACGCCATATCAGAGTGGACGGAATAACCAGTCCCGATGTTCTCGATCAGGAACGGGGTCGGGGCGTACGGATTATCCGGCGTGATCTGTACTCGTCCGATCTGTCCGATGCCAGCAGCGAAATACGCGTCACAGTCTGCTACGCCGTACGTCGCATCGTCCAGAACAGTCGCCAGTTCCTGCATGTCCTGCACGTCGGTCCCTGCGATACTGAACTCTCGATTAGCGATGGTCGTGGTCGTAGCGTGCGCAGTATACGTGTTACCGCCGATGTCAATGGTCTGCCCGGCGGCAACGCCGCTTAGAGAAATCTCAGCTACTTCTCGCGACGGGCCAATGCTGTTGAGAACGGCGGGGTTGACCTCAGTCCAGTCCTCGCCAGCGGGGTCATCGATGTAGCGAATACGGATCTCCTCAAGGTCATCCTGGTAAGGCGCGCGCACCCACCCCCACTGTCCGTAACCGGACGCGAAGCCCTGGGCGAACGCTCCGTCAACGTCGACCGGGCTCATCTTCAAGTCTAGGAAGACCGGCCGACTGTCGTTACCAATCGCGTCACCGATTTGTCCGCCGCGTTCCCGTTCGAGCATCTGGTGTCCCAGGTGAATGCCGTCCCGATCACGGAAGACCACTACCAGCAATTCGTTGAGAACTTCAACGCCCAGAATTTGGAACCGGTTAGCAGCGCCCGCGTCAGGGACGGTCGGCGTACCGTCTGGGCCGTTCATGTACTCCCAGCGGTGCCATGCGGACTGTACGCGCTCAGACCCGGTGTCAAATCGATTGTAAGAGTATAGGCTTCCCAGGGTGTTTGTGGTGTCGTCCAGCGGTCCATCACCAGCGGGGCCACCAACAGGCGTTCCCCCAACGATGATCGGTCCCCAGACGCCGCCCACGTTCTGCGTCGCATTCGCTAGAATGCCGACCCACCCGTGTTCCTCGCTCGCCGCCCCGTCTTCGATGTTCGCAGGGATGTAGCCCGGCACGTGCTTGGTGATGTCCGCTGCGGCGGTGCCGACGCTAGCTTCATTCACTTCGTATTCGTACACCTTGGACCAAAGCGCTTGATCTGATGCGAAGATGATGGTGTTGCCCATCGGGATCGGCTTGAAGTTCGTGGACGCGAGGTATCCCGTCGTCTTGTCCAGCACGGCATCGTTCGGGGTCATTTTATCGAGCGCGGTCAGTTCGAACTGGGCGTTCGGGGCAGTCAGAAACAGCACCTTGCGCAGGACCGCGCCCCACTGAAGCTTGCTGATCTTCGTCGTGGCGACCGTGCGGTCAATGGGGTCGCTGTCGAGAACCTCGGTGGACTTGCGGGGCCAGAAGTCGAGTGCGTCGTTGACTTCCCCCAGGTACACCTGCTCGTCTGCGATCACGCCTAGGCGCGAGCGGTACCAGAACACGTCCTTCAGTTGCTTCCCGAGGAACGTCGGTGGTGGGACCAGATCGACGGAGCCAACCGCGCGCTGCTTCCACGCCGCAGGGCCGAAGTGATACGTCCCATCAGTCTGCTTCGTGAGCGTATGCGGCATGGTCATGAGCATCCAATCGTGTTGCTCATTTAGCGTTCGCCATTCCTTCCACACGCTATCCACCGCGTCATCGATGACGTAGTACTCCCGCAGGATGCGGGTGTCCACAGTGCCGTCGCCAACGATGCGCCACACGTTGCCCGTGCCCGCTGCGGCGGGGAGGCCCGCCCAGTTCTGCGCGGTGCCGGTGATGGCAGTGTCGCTCTCAGTCTCCTTCAGGCGCGTGCCGTCCACTCCGTTCTTGCTGTAGTTCCGATTGGTCATGAAGGTCCAGTCGGCCACGCTGGTCATGCCGATGTTCTCTTTCGTGATCCCTTCGAGGTACTGCCACGTCGCCATGGTCAGTTCGAACGAGAACGTGTCGGTGGCACCAGGGGTGCCGGCGCCCGTGATGTTCACGCGGAAGTACTTGGTGTCGGCGGCGAGTGCCGTAGCGGACCCGGAGCCAGAGCCACCGGTTTCACCAGTGATCCAGTCGGTCCACGAGCCCGTCCCGTTTGGGGACTGCTCGACCTTGAACGTCCACGACACGTCGTTCGAGCGCCAGGACCACGAGGGGGTCTCGGGGGCGCTAACCTGCGGGTAGGGACCGAACACAGACTGACCGGTCGTGGTGTCCGTCAGGACGCCTACGCCGCCGTCGAGACCCGTGCTGTCCACGTGTAGGTAGCAGGAGGTCACCTGCGTCGTCACAGTAAGCGCGTCGCCCGTCTGCGCGTCGAACATCAGGATTTCGCTGTCCGCGATCAGGACCACGACCTGCTCTGTTTCGTCCCGGTCGATGAAGTGGACCCGGTAGTCCGTCTCCAGCGTCGCGCCCCACAGGCGGGAGATGTAGGTAAGCCCAGGGCGCCGCTCGAACCCGCCGGTCACGACGGACGGCAGGCAGTTCGACATTTGTGCCACGGTATTGCTCGGTCGAATAGCGTCGGGTTGCCGGGATACTCCCCCGAACATCCCTGGGATCGGAATTTCAACCAAGCGTCCCATAGTTATGCCTCCTGTAAAGTCCGCGTTCCTTGCGCCGCGAAGTCGTGGTGGGTTAGCCCTACGAAACTGTCATTCAGAATGATCTGCATCGTCTCGCCAGGGTACAACGTTATTGGTGGCATGTCGGCGATGGCGAATGACCACCGCCATACGACTAGCTTCTCGGAAGATGTCCCAAATTCTACGAGGTTGATGTCGTAGCAAAGCCCGGCAATGTCCAAATGATTTGTCAGATTTCCGTTGCCGAGGAGGTTGTGGACCAACGTGCCGTCTACGTCGTACTTGCCGACCATTAAACCAACAGTCCGCGCCGTGAGCGCGCCATACCCGTCCGCCGCAATGGAGCCGCTGTCCCCAATTGTCCCGATAATTCGGTGGACACGCAGCGCTTCGTCTGCCTGCGCCTTGACGAGTGCGGCGACCGCGCCACCACCACTGTAGTCCCCGATGAAGTCTTGGGTGCCCGTGCCATCCCCTACAGTGTCGAACAAGCGGTTGAAGTAGACGTTCTGTCCATTGAATTTGAGGGTGGGTTCAACGTGTGGCATTAGAGCCTCCGTCTTCCTGGCCGGATCGGGTTGTTGCGAACCGCGACGTTCCGCATGTGCGGATTATGGTCGAACAGGTTGTTGTCGCCGACCTTCTCGTCGAAGTTCGTGGCGAGGATCAGCGCTTCCTGCAAGTCCTCTTTCGTGAACGCGTGAATGGTCGTGCTGCCGAAGGTTCCCTTCTGGAACGTGTGGGCCGCATCGACCGCGATGTACCACTGGATCGCGGGCGGGCAATGCTCGAACTCCAGATACTCTTTCACGTCCACGGTGATCGTGGGGGCGCCGTTGGGCCAATCCTCGCGGTCGTCCACCACGTTGTACAGGACGAACTTGGTGTCGGCCACGTTGCGCCGCCACGCCGTGTTCAGGTGCGCGTCGCGCTGCCCAGCGCCCGTATTGCGGCCCAGGGGCGCGTTGGACGTGTCGATCTCCAGCACGTTCGCTGCGACTTCGTAGGTGTCGTCGGCAGTCTTCTGGAGGATGACGCCCAGGCGCGTGTTGAAGTTCCACTCGCCCATCTGAATTTTCTTGGAGCGCTCGTTCAGCACCCGCAGGGCTTCCGCTGCTTCGTCAACCTCGTCGAGGCCAGCGACGGTATCGACCGGGGCTTCACCAATTGAGGCGATGATCATGTTCACCGCGTCGATCTCGGTCATATGTGCCGTGAGGGGCATGTTCGTCTCCCTAAATGAAAAAATGCCGGGGGCTCCCGAAGGAACCCCCAGCGCTGCGTCGGAGGAGAGGAGGACGCAGTAATTCCAAGATCACGTGTTGCGGACTTCCCACGTGCCCTCGTTGCGGACGGAGCCGTGACCGACAGCGACCTTCGCAACCACGAAGTCCTCCTGCCGACGCACGTCACGCGTCTTTTCGAGGCCCATGCCGACCAGCTTGGTCGTGCCCACGCCATCGTTGATCCAACCGGCGCCCAGCGTAGTCGAGAAGTCGGCACGATACTTCGCCTTCACGGCGGCGTTCGCGCTGTCATCAGACTGCGGCAGGAGGTTGGTCGGGAACATGTGGACCGAACGCAAGCGAATGGTCTCCAGGCCCTCAACGCCTCCCTGGGTGAACTGATTGTCCTTGTTGGCGAACAGGAAGTTGTTGGTGGCGCCGTCGTTCTGCGTCGCGTACGTCACGGCGTCGAACGTGTCCTCGGGGACAGCCAGCCAAATCTTCTCCTTGGCCTTGATGTTGTTCTGGCCGGCGAGCACACGGATTTTCCGCATGACCTCCCACCACTGCGCACCAGCGGTGGCGGTGATGGTGCCAGAAACGTCGGCCGACAGAACCTCGCGGCCCGCCGGGAACGGTGAAGTCGTCTGCGAGCCACCGCCGAGGGTGCTGTCGTCGCGCGCCGTCTTGATGATGGTGCGGTAGACGTTCTCGTCGAACACACGCGCGATGGCGTCGCCCAACTCCTCGGTGTAACGAGCGCGCACGTCGAAGTGGCTCATGGCCTCGTCGAGGTCATAGATGCCGATGTGCGACACGAGCAGGCCGTCGATGGAGATGACGCGCTCGGTCTCGTCGGTGTCCTGGCCCAGCATCTCCTGACCGGCAACGTGGTAGTGAGCGTCCACTTTCCAGGTCTTGGGGAACTGAGCGGACTTGCCGCTCGAAATCTGCCGCACATAGTGGCGCGACATGGTGTGGGTCGTCTCGGTGAACGCAGCGAAGACCTCGCCGCCGAACATCTTGAGGAACAGACCCGTGGCGTCGGTAGTGTCAGCTACGTCAGTACCGAAGCGAGTGGGGGCCGAAGGGTCCCCTACGAAAAAGGCGATAGCAGCCTCCTATACTCGGGTTTCTCAGTTTGGGCCTGCTGCGTCGGATTAACGTCGGGCTTCGTTGGTTATCCCCTCGGGGGCCACCGGGCCTTCTGAAGTCGTCTGCTTTAGGTATCAGGTCGTAGCCTGTTTCCTTGCGAGGGAAATCAGGTTACAGCCTGGGTAGGCACGTGGCTCCCCGCCGGGAGCGCGGCGCTTTGAGATGGAGGGAGCGAACCCCCTCCACTTACGAAGCGTCGATCACGGATGCCAGACGGCAAGTTCCAACAGCGTCCACACCACGTCGTCGGTGTCGGTGTTGTTGCGAACCTGCAACTGGATATTGCTGTCCGTCTTCACCAGGGCCACGTTGTCGAACGTGAAGACCTTCGGCGTGGTCGTGACGGCAGACTGCGGACCCTCGACCGAAGTGGCGAGAACGCGGTCGCTGTCGTTGCTGTCCACGATACGCGCGTCGAGTTCGTTGGTGCCCGTGGTCGCGTGCATCGAGATGGTGCCCTTGAACCGCATCTTGGTGTCCTGGGCAAAGCCGGCGGTCGGCTCGATCAGGCCAGAGCCATCAGCCAGGAGGTCGGCCTGGAGGCCCTTGGCGACGTAGGCAGCGGACACGTCGTCGGTCCAGGTGGAGGCGGCGGCAATGGTGACGGAGCCTGCGGCCTCGGAGTAATCCTCACCCTTCGGGGTGCGGAACTTCGGATTGATAAGAGACATTGGTGTTACCTTCCAGTCGGGTAGTTGATACGCCCTTTACAGGATCACGGAGTGTGAGCCCTCGGGTTCAGGTGGTACGTGCTGCGCGCGGCACGGTCAGTGACGGAAGCGCGGTACGCTTCGTCCGTCTTGTACCTCGGGTCAGCGATTGCCACCTGCAATTCGGCTTGGTCCTTGAACGGAGCCTCGCCGGCCGGGGGTGCGCCCCCAGCGTTCGGTGCGGTCTTAAGTCCGGGTCCCGACGCCAATGGCGGCAGGCCCATCCTAGACCGTAGTTCGGCAATGGTCGCGTCACGCGTCGTCGCGTCATTGATCATGCCGTCGAGTTTGTCGATATCGTCGCCGGTCAGGTTCTTCTCGGCCCAATCGACGATCTTGTTGAACTCGGCTTCCCCGCCCATGGCCGTCATGATGGCGGACGTGTGGTCGTCCAGACCTTCCTTGGTCATGTCCACGACGCCCTTCACGCGCTCGCGTGGGATACCGATGCTTTCGAACGCCTTGTACTGCTCGTCGGTGAGGTCACCGTGTTCGGCGATCTGCTTGTCGATTACTTCGAAGTCCAGGCCCGCCTGCTCGACGGCGGTCTTGATGGCGTCGTCGGCGGGCTTCTCCTCGCCCTCGGGCTTCTCGGCGGGCTTCTCCGCAGCCTGCTTCGCCTTGAACTCGGCCTCGATGGCGTGGGACTTCCAGTCGTACGCGCCCGTATCCTTGTTGTAGAACTTCTCGGCGCCCCCCTCAGGCATGGGCTCGACTGTGCCCTTCTCGGGCTCGTCGCCACCGACATGCGCTTGGGAACCGTCTGCGTTCGTCACAACAGCGGGCTTCTCCTCACCCTCACCGGGCTTGGCGTCGTCTTTCTTCAGTGTTACTTCCGTCACTGGTCTCTCCTCCAGTTAGTCTTTGGGACGCTGTTCCATCGCCAGCTTCATCGCCTCGTCGGCGTCGGTGACGAGTTGTTCCTGCTCGGCGGAGGCTGTGCCGTCACGTACAGCCTTGATCGCCTCCCACCTGATCTTGCCGAACCGCTCACCGTCTTTGCCGAAGCTGTGACAGTTACCGAACGGCTTCCTCTCGTTAAATGCTTCCCAGGCCATTAGGCTCCTCCTCCTTGTTCTGCCTGTGCTTTCGCGATGTTCGGAGCGGCCTTCTCGATGGCGCCTCGCGCGGTGGCGAGGTTCGACTGTCGCTCCTCCTCCTGAATACGCTCAGCCTCCGTCCGGGTTGCCCCGGCGAAGCCCAGGCCAATCAGGGCGGGCTTGATGATGTCCCCCAACTTCACGTTGGGCAGGACTTGCTCCGGCGAGCCGAAGCTGTTGAGTAGCTGTGCGGCCTGCATGGCGCGCGACGCATCCCGCTCACGGGACAGTGCATCGAGGCCGGTCAGGACCACGGGCTTCACCTGCTGCTCCCCGCCGACTGCGGGAAGGTCAGGGAGTTGCTCTTTGGCAGTCATGCTGGCGACCAGCAACGTCGTGCGGGCGCCCATCATGTCCCCGATCAGGGACGCGAAGTTGCCGCCAAGCGCAGCCTCCAACTCTTGCAGGTCCCGCTCGATCTCCGTCGCGGTGACGCGCTCTGCGTTCCGCTGGCCGGCGCTGAACAGGAGGAACGCCTTCGCGATGTTCTCGCGCAGCGTCATGGCCTGCTTCTCGACGACAGCGATGGCTTGGTTCACGTCAAACGCTTTGAACTCGACCGTCTCCGGGTCGGCGACGACGGTGTCGCCCGTCATCGCTTGCTTGATGCGGTTGCGGATACCCTGTGTGTTGGCGCCAGGACGCACGAAGATGTAGCCAGTGGACGCGAGTGCGCTGAGTTCGAGCAGCGCCTTGTCGAGCGCCTCCAGCGAACGGAAGTCCGCCACATGCTCCTCGACCTTGGAGCGTCCGTAGTCTTCGCCGGGCGTTGCCGACCACCGGAGGAACCGGTACGGCAGGAGCCCCAGCGGGAAGTTCTCGGTGCCGACTTCAGCGCCCTCGATCTCCTGCGTGACCTTGTAGAACTTGACGCCCTTGCCGTCGTCCTCGATGCGTCCCCAGGTGTACATGAAGACTTCCGTCTCCGCCGTCGCACCTGCGGGGGCAAACTGGTCGATCTCGCCGGGCAGGGTGTCTTTGTCGAAGCGCTCGCAGATCACGAACTCCGCGACCTTGCCCCGGTGATCCCTGCGGACCACGTAGCTGTCGAGGCGGAACAGGCGGATGCTGTCATCGTCGAGCGTGTGTTCGCACACGTCGCCGGCAACGATCAACTGTTGATGCGCCTGGAACGTGATCGGTCGCCAGTCGGCGGTCTCCACCTTGCCCTGGACGATGGCTTCCATGAGCGCGAGCCCGCGCGTCACGTCCGGGTCTTCGACCCCCTGGTTCGCCATCTTCAACTCGGGCGGCAACTCGAACTTCATGTAGTTGCGGCCGGCGGGCATGAAAGCGCTGGTGTTGCGCGACGCCAAGTGGACGACCACGCGCGCGCCGAGGCCCTGGTAGGGCTCGACAAGGTGTGACTGGTGGTCATGTCCCTCAAGCGGCATGAGCGACGGGATGGTCAGGAGCGCGTTGTGTCGTGCCCGCTGTAGGAACTGCTCACGGACTGTGGACAGTCGGTCGTACCGTTCCTTCGCAGACATACTCTCACTCCCTTATGGTCCGTCGCGCTCTCTGCGCCTGCGGCCGAAGATGCCCGTGCGGTTCTTCCGCAGCGAGACGTTTACGCCGCCACGGTCTCTGCGCTGACGATTGAAGATGCCGAGGCCGCCCTCGCGGTCGTCATCGCGGGGGGCGTCCGTGTCGTCGTTGCGCTGCCGAAGCTTGCCCTTCAGGGTCTCTTGTACCTTCTTCTTCTTCGCGGCCTTCTGCTCCTGTCCGGTCATCAATGCCTCGGGCGCGGGCGGTGGAGCAAATGCTTCGATAGCCATTACGTCTGCTCCTCTTTGTCCACTCGCATTTTGGCGCGCGACACGGAGCCGCGTTCCCGCATGCGTCGCTCGCGGACGCGGCGGATTGCCCCGCCGAAGGACTGCGGGTCAAGGTCCGTTCGGAAAATCCTGGGCGGCGTGGGCTTCTTCGGCTTCTTCTTGCTCATGATCTCGCTCCAGGTCAATGTAGTAGTAGTCGTCTTCGTCCTTGTCCCAGCCAAGGATCGAGTACAAGCGGCGCAGTTGTGGCGTCGTCGCCAGTCCGCGCACGCAGGATATATCGGGGCACCGGGAGGCGTCCACGACTGCTTCCCAAATCTGCTCGACGATGCGCGGGCTCAGCCAACGTGCTCGCCAGTCAGGATGCGCGCAGCCGTGCTGCTCCAGCAGCCACGTCTTGATCAGACCGTACCAAACGACGGCCACAGTGTCACCCGTCTCCGTGTCGTAGACTTCGCTGATCCAACACAGATCGAGCATCTGCGGGTCGTCAGTCCACAGGAACCCCTGGGGATGGTACGCCAAGACGAATTTCGCCAGACCCATCAAGTACTTTGGCGAGCCCCCGAAGGGCGCTGTCACCCTCACCTTCAGGCGTGACGGGTCCTTCCGCTTCGGCTCGCTCATGTTCCTCCTCCTCCAGGGCTTCCTTCAGGTCATCGACGAAGGCGCGCTGCGCTGCCATCCACATGAAACTGTCGAAGTTCTCGCGGAAGTTCTTGACCCCCTCTGGGGTGCGCGGCATAGCGACCGGCGGGCACGCGGCGTCCAGCAGCATCACCATGTCGTAGGTGAACCTGGGAAGGGCGTCCTCTTTTGTAGCCATCTCCTCCTCCTCTACCTGCGATTGAGAACCACTCGCAACAATGCCACAAAAAAATATCGGTTCCATTGGGCAGAGGGGGTCTTTTGGGTGCAGCCCCAACGAAAAAAAAGCCCCCCTCCAGGGCTCCCGAGGGAACACTGAAGGGGGGCATTTGGATCAGAAGGGGGACGACATGGCACACGCGGCCATGAGGGATTTGATCAAGCTTTCCTCCTCCGATACTTCCAGGCGTGGACGAGCCACACCACGTTGACGCCGACGAGCGCGATGCCGCCAGCGAATGACATCCACTGCTCCAGGGACGGATAGAAGAACAGGTTCCAGAACCCCCAGCTAGTGAAGAAGACGGTGGTCCACGGGTTCACCCCATGGACGCACCGGTCACGTCGGATGACGCGGACGTTCTCGCACAGGACGAGAGCGCCCACCAGTTCGAACGCCGCATTGATGGCGTCAGGGCTCAAGCGACCTTCTCGCCGGTGATGATGTGCGCGAACACCTTGTCCGGGTTGATCAGGACGTAGCCCTCGTTACACAGGAGGCGGACGTAGTTGCCAGACAGGTCCACTTCGGTCACGCCGTGTAGGGAGAGACGGTAGCCGGTGTCACTCACAACGATGCGCTTCGCCTCGTTGACTTTCAGTACGTCTTTCTTCGCCATTGTGTGTCTCCTCAAAGGTTGATTGTGAATTAGAACGGTTGCTCCAGATCGGACACGAGTTCCCGAAGGTTCGCTTCCTTCTCTTTCTCGATCAGGATTGTCTCCAGTCGAGCCATGGCGTTCCATGCGGCATGCGCTGCGTGCAGGAAGTCCCACTCGGGATCGTACTCACCCTCGATCACTTCCTTCAGCATATGCCGGGCCTGCGCCTCCCGCAGGACGTTCGCCGCGTCGTCGATCTCCGTGAACGTCGTGTCGCCATCGGGCACGCCGTGCTTCTTGCAGCCCTCGTGGGACACGTCGGCCACCACAAGGATCGCTCGCGGGAACCGGCCGATGAACCCGGCGAACGGCATTGGCTTGGCGTACTTGGCCTGCGTCGCTTCGTTGCCTTTGCTCACAGGTTGAAACCCTCCTCCGTATCAATGATCTGTGAGGCAAGTGAGAAGTGGCGGCGTACAAAGTACTGGTACGCCTTCTCAGGTCCCCAGGGTTTGATCTTGGGTCGCCGGGGATCAGGGAGATCCCCCCACGAGAACTCCGTCTGGTTCTTCGGAAGCAAGTCACGAACTTCGGTCGCCAGGGCGATGAAGTCGTACTGCTTTGTCAGCTTCTCCAGTTCCTCGGTCATCTCGAAATACAGAGCGGTGTTGACCACAGTCTCGATCTTATGTAGGAACGGCCTGAGTTCGGGGACGCAGTACTTTACCTGTGAGATAATATCCCCGGTGTACGCTTCCGCACTGTCATGGTGCAGCCCCGCATAACACTCCAGCGGGGTGCAACCGTCCTCCTCCATCCAGACTGATATGCGCGTTGCGTGCTCCGCGACAGTGTAGAGGGGCAGGAAGTCCTTGAAGTGTCCGTTGAACCGACACTGGTGTGAGATTGCCATGGCAATGTCACTAAACCGAACTTCACAGACGCGGGGGTCCGCAAGGAAGAACGCGCTACCGCTCGCTGTCTGCTGCCACGGACCCCTTTCCGTCACTTGCTGCTTCAGTCGCGCGTACGTCGGCATCTCCGGTTGCGCCAATAGCATCCAAAATCCTCCTGATTGCGGGGTCCCACACGTACCGGCCCGCCTTGTGGCGAGCCAGTTGTGCGGCGCGTTGCTTCCCGATGCGACGGTGCATCGTGAGCAGGTGTGGTTTGGCGAAGGGTCTCATGTGACGAGTTCCCAAGTCTCTTTAGGCGCCTCAGGGTGCCACAACTTGACCATGGGCGTGCGGCCTGTGCTTCCACTATGTATCGCGTACTCACCGGCCCGCAGGATACGAGCACAGCGCGCGTTCATCAAGAACTCCTGGTAAATCGCGTCAGCGATGACCGCAGGGTCCTTCTGATTGATCGCAGCCTCGTGGACCCACAGATCGTGGTACCTCGACAGCTTCGTGGAGGCGCGGAACGCCGCGAGCGCTCCGTCGATGTTCTTCTCCAGGCCGGCAAACCGACTGATGAAGGTCTCCGCCTTCTTCGCCCCGATCCCCGGAGCACCCTTGAAGTTGTCGACGCTGTCGCCCATGACAGTCTGGAACATCCAGTGGTAGTCAGCCTCGTCGGGTTGGATGCGGCCCATCCGCTCGATCTTCCAGTGATCCTCCGCCTTGGCGCCCATCGGCGCGGGCTTCGACCGGAGCCAGCAGATGCGGCCGGGCACCGTTAGCATGTCCTTGTCCATCGTGACCATCGTGTACTTGAGGCCGTCTTCACCAGTGGCAATGATACCCATAGTGTCGTCGCCCTCCAGACCCGGCAGGAACTTGTTCGGGAACTCATTCTCCAGGCAGGTCTTCACGTAGTCGTGCAGCATGGGCCGCTCCGCTGTGCGGTTGGCCTTGTAATGCGGATGGACGTTGAACCGGAATGACGCCTTCTCGTTACTCCGGTCGGAGAACACGAGGAGCGTTCGCTTACACTTCGCCATCTTGGTCCACGTCTTGACCAGCTTGAACGCCGTGTCCCGCGCTTGCTCCTGCGACAAGTTCGTCGTTGCCTCACCGTCACCGTCCCAATCGATCTCCTCCTGGGCGGCGGCGGCGAGGCGATAGCAGAAAATGTCGCCGTCGATCAGTGCGACATTGCTCATGCGTGAGTGCCTTTCGAAATCATCGCGTTGAAATCGGGCCACCCGATGAAGGGGTACTCGATCAGGTTACCCATGGTGTCCCGGCCGCTGAAGATCAACATCGTGTCACCTTCGTGGTCAACGGTGCTCGCGTGGATTTTGTCGATGATGACCGACCACATGTTACGACCAATGGTCTCGCACGCCGGGAACGCCCGCGCGTCGAGTGCACCCTTCTCCAGAATGGAGAACAGGGTGACCGCGCTGTCCATGTCCTTACACCAGACGACGACGTGAACCGTGTCACCCGGCGCCCACTGAACCTCCGCTGCGTCCGCGTACTTGAGGCCGGCGATCAGCAGCAGGCTGAGGGCGAAGATGACCAGAAGCAATCGGACCAGATAGCCGATGGCGGTCTCTGTGAATTCCAAAATCTTTCGCAACATGTTTCCTCCTAGTGTGTTTCCGCCCAGGTGTTCCCAATCTTGTACTCGCCCGAGATGGGACAGCGGAAGTTGAGCATCTTGCCGGCGAGGGGCACGCAGTCGGTCAGCACTTCTCCAACTGTCTCCGCGCACTCAGGCAGGGCGCTATACTGTACTTCGTCGTGGACCCACATGCGGAGCCCGTAGTCGCGATCCTCCACGAGCCCGGCCTTCGCCATCTCCTCGTTGGCGATTGCCATGACTTGTTTCATGATGATGATGCCCGCGCTCTGAAGGATCAAGTTCAGCGCAGAGTGCGACGACCGGACCCACAGCGTGCGCCCGTCAAGGCCACGCAGTTTGCCCTGCGTCCGCGCCCGCCCCTGAACAGTGTAGTTCAGCTTGCCGGCACCGGTCCAGGTACTCTCCAAGATGGCGCGCGCTGCGACACCGACCGCCGTGTTCGACGGACGCTTCTTGCCGAGGGGCACGCCAAGCTTCTCGTAGTCGATCTGTTTCCCGAACTGGTACGCGTTCTGGAACAGGATCAGGCCCAGCTTGGCGTCGCCGGCCCCGTAGAGCCAACCGTACTCGCCGCGCTTGGTGTTGTCCCGCGCTTTCTTGAACGGTTTCGTACCGGGTTCGAGCCCCAGGTCCATGCCGAGAGCCAGCATCATCTTCGTGTGCACGTCACCCTGGATCAGTTCGTTCGCGAACTCCCCATTGTCGTAGGGCCAGAGGTAGTGCGCGAGGCACCGTAACTCGATGCCCGACAGGTCCATGCCGACCAGCTTGTGTCCCTTGGGAGCGATCCACGCGGTACGCATGTCGGTGTCGGTGTTCACTTGCTGAATGTTCGGCGAGGAACACGACGGGCGCCCCGTGATCGCCTTCAGGTGGTTCAGGTTAGCGTGTACAAGTCCCGCATCTGTGACGTGATGCAGCCAGCCTCCCCCCGTGCCGTTCTTCTTCGGAGCGCAGTTGATCTGGCTGATCTTGTCAGCAAGCTTGAGGTAGTCAGCGAGGTTCTCGGCGACGGGGATTTGTGGGGCGATATCCCGCAGGATTTCCTCTTTGACCTGCGGCTTGCCACCTTCGGTGAAAGCCGTAGGCTTCCAACCATAGCGTCGCTGCAAGCGCTGTGCAATCTGTACTCGGGATGTTGGTCTGAACTGTTGAACCTCGACCGGCGTGAAGGGCACGCCAGGGTCAAGCAGACCGCGCATCGGGTGGTTCTTGTTGATGACCTTGAGCACTTTACCGCCCGCCGGAGTGCCCGTCTTTGGTACGAGTATCGGCGGAAATAGCGCTTGTAGATCACGTTCGACCTCCTCGTTTTCCGCCATCAAGTTCGACAGCAGTTCCCTGGTGTAGGACACGTCGAGCGGCCATCCCCGGTCTACTGCCTTGCGACACTCCCAGGCCGACACGTGCTCCAACTCGACGGCTTTCGGCATCAGTTCAAGCATGGGCCACAGGCGCTGCGCCAGCAGGTCCGTGATCTCCACGTCGATAGCACACCGATGTTCCATCGGGTAGGACCAGCGCGTCCAATCATTGTGCTCGACCTTCTCGACGCCGAGGCGGTCGCCCCAGGTCTCCAGTGCGTGTGGGCGGAGGCCGGGTCGCTCTGGCTTGCCCAGCTTGGACAGGACCAGCGCGTCGATGACCTGCGTGCAGTCGATCTCAATGTCCGGGTGGACTATCGCTGCGGCCTTCAGGTCGTAGCCGAGGCCGTTGTGGAACACGACCTTCCGCTTCGCCTTCGTTGCCGCCGCAATGCTCTTGAGCCCGTCGCGGACGGTGCCCGCAGCGTTCGGGCACGCGTCGTTGTAAGAGAGGGGAGTTTCTGTGCTCCCCATCTCTTTCATGCTGACTTGCCAGATCGTCGTGATGGTATCGAGAAGGCCGTTTGCCTCCAGGTCGGCGATCAGTGGCTTCATGCTATCCTCCAAGCATCTCCGGGTTCACGCTGTTGCGGGACACTTCGCCGAACTCCCGGTGCAGGGTGATCGACTTCATGCTCCGCTTCGAACGGTATCCCTTCTGTGAGTGCCACGCGTCCTGCGCGGCCAGCACTTGGAAGGTCTCGACGGTGGCGCCGACGTAATCCTTCGTGCCGAGTTTCTGCGAGTGATGCACGTGGCCCACCCAAACGTAGCGATGCTCTGTCGCGCCCCACATCTCGGGAACGTCAGTCGCCATGATCAGCGGCAGGTCGGGAAGCTTCGCGCCGTGTCCGTGGTGCGTGCCCACCAACACCTTCCCGAACTGGAAGTAGTGGTAGTGGCGTGGTGACGTGTCGATGGTGAGCCGGGGCTCGTTCTCGTACACAGCGCGCAGGCACTCCATCATGAAGATGGACGAGTACAGGTCGTGGTTCCCCACTTCGATGATCAGGTGGACCTTCTCATGGTGCTCCAGCGCACGGTCGATGGTGTACCGGATGGTTCGGATGGCAGCGCGGATCATCTGCGGGAACCGCGTATCACTGTCTAGCATGTTGCCGCCAGTCGGCGTGACCGGGAACTGTCCATCGTAGTGTAGGAAGTCACCCAGCACAGCGATCAGAGCGTGAGCGGCGCGCGGGGCAGAGCACACGAGATAGTCCATCGCATCGCGTAGAAGCTTCTCCGCGATCTTCAGGTCGTAGTCCCCGTTGGCGCACTCTTTGCCCCAGGCCAGCATCCCCATGTGCTGGTCCCCAATCGGATAGGACACGCACAAGTCCTGGTCAAACCAGCCCGGCTGGATCCTGATCGGTGATGCCGGCGGGATGGTCTGCGTCAACTCGTCGGCCAGCGTGCGCCACGCCAGTTCCTTCTCGGCGTCTTCGGGCTTCTCCTGAACCCACTGGGCGCGAAGTTCCCCATTGGGGCCGCGCATGGTGCTGACCTTCGTGACCCGCATACCCTCGGGCGCCGGGTGCGTCAGTCCGTACTCGGGGGAGTAGCCCCGCGCCACAGCTTTCTCTTTGACCCGGCGGAATGCAACACGGATGGCAGCAGTCTTACAGCCCAAGGCACACGCTGCTTTAGCCACGCTACCGCAGTTCCACGTCGCCTCCAGGCGTTCCCACTGCGTCTCGGTGGCGAACTCGCGAAGGCGTTCGTCTCTTTCGTATTTCATGCTGTCTCCTGATCAAAAGTCTTGCGAGGGGTCGTCAACTCCTCCAGTCGGTTCACTCTCCTCCCATTCGAGGAGGCGCCCTGTCTCGTTGTTGTACCGCAGCGTGCCAGCGGGACCCGTCGAGCCAGCGTAGCGGTTCTTGAGTACGCGTAACAGCGTCGTGTTACGTTCATCTTCGTCGTCGGCTTGGCTGTCCCGCTCCATGGCGATCACGGCGTCAGACAACTGCGCGATGGACTGTGATCCGCGTAACAGGGAGAGGTTGATCTTCCCCCCATTCTCAATGGGTTTGCCGTCAGCCCGCTTCAGGTGCGAGATGACATGGATAGTTGCGTCCGTCTCCTGGCAGAGGGAGCGCAGTGTAGTCATGATCTTGTCGAGCGTACGCCGCTCGTCCTGCTCCAGGTCATTCCCACTCACCACGAGTGACACATGATCGAGGATGATGACCTTGCAGTCGAGCGCCTTGACCATGTACCGAATACGCCCGATCAACACGTCTTCGTCGAGCGAGCCGAAGTGATCGTAGACCTCGATGCGGCGTGTGCCAATAGTCTTGTCCCACGCGGCGTCAAACTCCTCGTCGGAGTACTCAGTGCCGGGCAGGTGGATCGGCTTGTTCAGTTCAATAGAGATGACGCGCTTGCCAGCGCGGTCAGGCCCCTCCTCCAGGTACACGATGCCCGCCTTCTTCTCCTGCGCGGTGATCAGGTCGTGCAGCAACTCAGACACGGCAGTCGTCTTGCCAGCGCCCGTGCCTGCACACCACGTGATCAACTCCGCGCCCCGGTAGCCGAACAGCAACTTGTTCAGTCCGGTCCACGGATAGGGGATACCCATCTCCAGGCGGGTGCGTACGCGTTCCTTCAAGTCAGCGAGATTGATCACCCCGTCAGGGCGGTACTCTTTCGCAGACCACAGCGCGTCGCGCAGTCCCTTCTTGCCCATGTGCTTGAGCGCTTCACCCGCGTCCTTGTAGCCGCCCAGGTCCGCGATGGCGACCTTGCCCGGCGAGAACAGATCAACGCACTGGTCAGTCGCCTTGCGCCCGTCTTCGTCGGCGTCGAACGCCAACACGATCTTGTCGTACGTCTCAAGGAACTCCAGGTTCTTCTTCAGCGAGGCGAGCGCCCCGCTGGCCCCGTTAGGCACGGACACGCAGGGCCACGACAGACCCATGGCGTCGCACGCGGCGAGCGCGTCCACTTCACCCTCAGTGATGACCAGCATCTTCCCGCCCTTCCGGCACAACTGCATGCCGAACAGACCGGCGCGGCTAATGTCCCCCGTAATCGTGAACTCTTTGCCGGGCAGACGCACCTTCTGTGCGACGATCTGCCCACGCTCGTCGTAGTACGGGGCGACTTGACACTTGCTTCCGTTGTACTCGCCGATGCCATAGCCGTACTTGCGGCACACTTCCTGCGAAATGTCGCGGGCGTCGAGCGGGATGTAGTCGAGGTTGGTGAGCAGCGGCTGTCCCTTCGGAGGCTCGACGGTCTTCCCACCGGGCGCCTTGGTGATGCCGCAGGAGAAGCAGATGGACACCCCGCTCTCCGCGTAGGTAGCGCGCGCGTCACTGCTTCCACAATCGTCGCATGGCTGGTGGACTTCACTGTATTGGCTCATGTGTGTACATCCCTCCAGAGTGAGTTCGCGTTCGCCAACATCCACATTTCGTTCATCCGGTCAGCGAGCATCGACAGCGGGGCGTTGTTCCGGCGTAGCCACTTCACGAAGGCTTCTGCCTCCGCGCACGTCAGGCGCATGATGTATCCATGTTTGTGGGGTTCGCGATAGTGCTCCAGGTCTTTCCCGTCGAAGTACCGACTAGCGGTGTGCTCGACGAAGATGGTGAAGCCGCTACCGTCCGAGTTCAGGCGCGCGAGGGCATAGCCTTGGGTCATGTAGTAAACTCCTCCAGACTGATCGTGTCCTCCTGGTCGAGCGCGTCTTCCGACACATGCGGCGTGACCCACAGCGCACCCCAATCGAGCCGCGACAACTCGGTCGTGGCCTCCAGGTACGTGTGCGGCACTTCGTCTTCGTCGGCGTAGCGCTTGCCCGCGATCAACACGACGACCTGCTTGTCGTCCTGCCAGATGATCTGTTCCTTGGTCACGGCGTCGAGGATGCCCTTCGCGAAGTTGTCCACGTCACCGACCGGGAAGTCGTTGGCGGGGTTCTTCGGCTTGTGGCACACAGCTACGCACAGCACGAACATGGGGGCGGAGACGGGGAAGTAGGCGTCAAGGCTCGCCATCGCAGCAGCAGCGTCGTACATCCATTGCTTCGTCCGCTTCGGATAGTACGTGCCCCACTTCGACACTTTCGGGCGGGCCTTGGGGACGGGTGCGACCGGCAGCACCAATTGCCACCGGTCGTCCGTCGCGCGGAACTGCGCTAGATCAGAAGTCGCCATTGCCCGCAGGCGGCGCTTCGTCGTCGCCACTGGAACCGCCGGCATCCTCCGGCGTTTCGAAGCCATCCTCCTCACCGAACGCAGCGGCGGCGGCGGCACCGAGGCCCTCACCCGCCCGCTTGTCGATGACCTGGATTGCGGCCATTCGGAGGGACAAGCCCTGGGTCGCCCCAGTGTCGTACTCGTTGCGCTGAAAGGCGATCTTCACGAGGTCGCCCGACGACACCTTCACGTCCCCCGTGAGAGGGCGCTTCTTGGCATCGACAACGTTGGGCTTGTACTGCGACTTGAAGTTTACGAGCCATGCGTTGGCGAAGTCTTCCTTCGCCTTCCCGTCCTTGTCCTTCATCTTGTCGCCGTCCTTGACGGGCGAGTTCTTCTTCGAACCCTCCATCTTATCGACGTGGATGGCGTGCAACTCCATTGCCCACGCTGCGTGCGGGCCGTCTTTGTCGACGATGAGCGAGCCCTTGTAGCGCCCGTCGTCCTCGGTCTTGGCGAACTTGGTATCCTTCTTGTAAATCCAAGCGTATGCCAGCACTCCCTCGGGACTGATCTCGATGGGGACGCGCTTCTTCTGTTCAGCCATGTAGTGTTGCTCCATTTTGCTATCGGTAAGGTCGGCAGAGGGGGCCTTTTGGTCAGGCGAAGAACCACGCTGACTTCAGGACCTCCCTCACGTCGAAGTCCCCTCGGACGGGGGGCTTCCGAAGTTTCTCCACCACGCTGGGCGGGGCGTGCACTTCGAAGGCACGTTGCAGGCTGTCGATCCAGTCCTGCTCGTAAATGTCAACGAAGGCTGTGCGCAAGCACTCAGACAGGACGTTCATGTCAGCGGCGTGCGTACCATAACTGTCATGCACAACGCTGAACGATGTGAGGCCCTTCGCCGCCGCCATGTTGACCGTCAGTTGAAGATGGGCGGCGTCGAATGAGTGCACGATGTTGGGCGCGATGGCGAGCGCTTGCTTACCCACCAGCAGGCCCATACTGCGCTGCTCGTTCTGGATTTTGAACCGGGCGCCGGCCCGTCCCACGCCTAGCAGCGTGTGGATTTTCTTGGAGGCGGAGCGGTAGTAGCCCTGGTGTATCTCCAGGCCGGTCGGAGCGACCCAGGTCACGCCGTGTCCCGCTTCCGCGAGGACGCGTGCGTTGTGCTGCATCCACTCCATGATCTCGATGGCGGCGATCACCGTGTCAGCGATGGCTTCCTTCATGCGGTCGCGCATGTAGTTGGCGTTCGGCATGATCTCCCCGGACAGGCCCTCGGTCATGCGATCCTCGATCAACTGGTCACGCATGCCAATGTCGGTGAGCCCGTAGGGCGTCGTCATCACGCCGCGCTTCACGACCTTGCGAGTGACGTGGCCCTCCCAGTTACGGTAAGGCTCACCATGGTTGTCGAGGTCCCGGTCACAGTCCCCCGCCACTTCGTCCATCACCTTGTCCGCCACGATCTGGTAGATGTCCTGCCGCGTCTTCTCGGCGGTCAGGTTGGTGGCGTACGCGCCCGCCGGGTCCCTGCCCATGGCGGACAGGTGTTGCAGCCCGTTGCACGTGCCGTCAACGTGGATCGGCAGGTGGGAGATGTAAGCAGTT